CCCCCTGCCCACTCATTGCAAACACCTTCTCGATGTACGCTTCTGTAGGCTTAAACAGATCAAGTATTTCAATCAGTTCAGGGATGCTGATCTGCCTCTTGGCTTTGCCATTGCGATCTAAGGTGACTGTTGGCATATCGACTACACCTGTGAGAGTCTCGCCTTGCATCATCGCAATAGCCCCATTCAAGCCAACGTCAATGCCAATGATTCGGCGTGGTGTAAAGACTGTAGTGGTCATTCTGCACCCCCATTTAAAGCCATCAGACGCTGCTGAATTAGGGAATCTACCGATTCCTCTAGCCGTTGTATTGAAGTCACGAGTGGTATGGTTCTACCAGTTGCATAGCGACTAACTTGTGATGGGTCAAAGCCAGCATGACGGGCAACATCGGTGATGGTGTAGCCAGCCTTTTCAGCCTTTTCCCTAATGTTTTCAATGGTTTGCATGGTTGGAGTGTTCATAGCCAAGGATTCTAGGGAACATTGGATTAATAAGTCAAGTGCTATCTGATTAAATACCCTACTGAAATGTGTGGGATTAAATATAGGGGGGTTGATTACTTAGTCAACGAGCGTATGATTGGCAACTGTCAGCAACCCAAACAGGAGAATTGAAATGACAAACGAATATGGCGAAATTTTTATGAACTTTCTTGGCACTGGTGTACTTGATTCCAAAAGTCGTGAGATTGGATATGTTGTATCGTTTCGTGACAATGGCACAGACTTTCGTGCATATGTTCAAAACACACGATTGATTAATGGTGAGTGGAAAGAGTTTGGAGTGCAACAACGCAGTAAGTCTTTCCCATCTCAGGCAGTTGCAACCGCATGGGCTTATGCCACTGCTAAAGATCGCATTAACAAAGTTCGCTCTATCTAAACCCAACGGGGCGCAAGCCCCATCTTTCAGCCTTAAAGGAGAATTGAAGATGTTGACTCAAATGCCATTAATTGATTTGCATATCATGTCTGAAAATGATGAATTACCAAATAATGTTGGATTCAAAATTGTTGGTGGGCGTACTATTTACAAATACATTGGATGGATGTGGAGACAATCTGATAAACAGATTTATCTAAATAAACACGATTGGTTTGTAGACAATGAAGAACGATCAAGACGCTACTTGTCTGATGATACTTTGATTGAAATTATCCCATTACAAAACTTAACTCAAACACTTTCATTCAACCACAACGCACCCTACAACGCTGAGTTTTTAGGCGCACAACCCGCCCGTGCTGGTCAAGACTATTAAAGGAGCAACAACATGAAAGAAACAATCCCCGACATTCTCGCCGCCGTTGCTATCGGCATCGGTCTAGCCGTACTCTTAGCAGCTTGGTGGTCAACATGACTGATGAAGAACAACAAGCCTTTCCTGACGGAATACTTAACCAAGACGGCATGACCTTGCGTGACTACTTTGCGGCAAAGGCGATGCAAGCATTAATCGACAAAGAGGCTTTCTTTGATGATGTTGCGGAAAGCGCTTACAAAGTAGCAGACCATATGCTGAGAGTGAGGGAGCAATGACCGACCTTCAAAACTTCTGCCAAGAGCATCGGTCAATGGAAGACCTTGTAGAGGCTGGCTACAAGCCTAATAGCGTCTATAGCGCCGTTAAACGCAAGGAGTTAACCAATACCAAGGCAACTGACGATTGGGGGCGCAAGCTGCATGGCAAGGGTCTGTTCCTGTCTACAGTCACAGTTGAGCCAATCAGTTTTGCCGCCTTGAAATCGGCATGGTATAGCCCACAACCACAAGGAGAAACAACATGAGCATCGCATCAGAAATCACCGAACTGATAAACCGCATAGCGCCAGCTAAAGGCATTGCTGGCGGCTTTATGAGCCGTGACGAGATCATTCAACTCATTGACAAGGTTGCCAATGATGCCGTTGCTATCGGCTGGATTCATGGCGAGGTCATGACCAGAAAGCGTATGGAGAAGAAACTTGAATTGATGGAGCAGGAAATGACCATCATCAAGGAGCAGATGAAGTCCCTTGAACTTGATCTGTTAGTGGCAGCAAGTAAATGAATACGCTCATCAAGTTTGTCATTGCCGCTGCTTGTGCTGTGGCTCTGATGTACTTTGATTCTCTAGACAACAAACCAAAGGAGAAAACAAATGTGGGAAACAGCCATTTGGGTAGCCGTAATGGGGCTTACAGGGTTCGCATTGGGAATTTGCGTCTGCATCGGGTTTGTGTTGCACCTACTAAGCAAGGAACAAGACGAGTAGTGAAGTGTCCAACTTGCAATTGGGTGAGAACACCTGACAACCGCTATATGTGCAAGAAGATTGAAAGAATCATTCTTGCGACTCAAATCAAGAAAAGGAAAAAGCATGGGATGGAGAGAATTGACAACCAAGTACGTTAAGGATTTGCTTAGAGCCAAGACCCCTTTGGAAGTAGCTGAAAAGGAACTTGTCGAGGCACAACACGCAAAGATGCAGGGTGAGAGTGCTGTTGAATATGCTCAATCAATTGTTGGGTACAACGAGAAACGAATCTTCAGGTTGAATAACCTGATTGCTGAGTTGAAAGGCGAATACTATGACAGATGAGGATGAAGCATTCAACGAGATTGAGAAGCAGAGTCTGTGGCGTAAACGTGCCGTACAAGCTGCTATATCCAAAAATTCATACCGCAATCAAGTCATTGAAGAAGTAGCTTTAGAGGTTGAGAAGCTAACTGGCTTTGGGAAAGACACGATTGATGGCTTGACTATTTATATCAGGAACATGAAGACATGAAAGAGAAGACAGAGCAGGGTAGAGCAGTCAATCTGCGCCTCACCCAATCAGAGTATGCAGAATATGTTCGTTTGGGCGGTGTGAAGTGGATGCGGATGCTTCTGAGGTTGAGTTCAGGCATTCAAAAGGAGATTAAGGAGATGAAGAAATGACACAAGATGAAATCATTGAGATGTATTTGCAAGTCTCAAAAGAATTATGTAATGACACCGAATGGTGTTGGGCTGGCGTTGGCGAACCTTTGCAGATGTTTGCCAAGCTGGTAGCCGCCAAAGCCTTGTCAGAACAAGAACGCAACTTCTGTTCAAGATGCGGCAAACGCACAGCAGACTTGACCACGATTCACACTTGCACACCACCACAGGATTGATACATGAATAAACCTAAGACTGTTTTTGATTGGAAAGATGGCACTCCCTCAATCTGGACAAGAGACAAGGAACTGCGCTTACACGCCCAAGGCAAAGCATGGGGTCAGGCTGCACAAGCTAAAATTGGACTTGAATCCAAGCAGCAAATTACCATCTATTCAAGGGCTAAACCGAGTAAATGATTCGTAAGATCAGAACCTTCTACGGCAAAAGAAATGGTCAACATGGGAGCAAGGTAACCACTGTAGATCATGGCGTAGCATGGTTATGTGAGAAGTGTGGTGAGGTGATCTTATATGAACACCTCACCCCTAAACACTTCTGTAGGCGGCTAATTAAGCCTGTAATCCTTGGAGATACTGAGTCTTCCCCGCAACCTTAACGGCAGTGAGGGACTGACATTTAAGATTTGATGGGGAAAACGAGCAGTGAACCCACCCCGAATTTGGCTGACCTTGGGTATAGAACTCTAAGATAAGTTGCGTGTACTTCAGATTACTTTCTATCCAAGCTGCCAGTTCAGGATTAGGAACACCATCAATCTCAAAGTCACAGGCTTGACCCTTACAATGGTCTGAGGTTGCAGAACCACCAGTAGCTTGGTTTACGGCTGGCGCTCTGAATCCAGATGAAATCTTGACAGGCTTACCAAAGTGGTCACGCACTGGTTGTAGGATGTTCTCGCACAACAAACGCAATGACTCTATTTGTTCTGCATTGGGTGTATTGTCAATGTCTAACCTAGTGGCTGTATCAGACTTGGTTAGTTCCTTCAGGGTAAAGTTTGCGCTCAAATTCATTTATTTGCCTTTCAAGTTTAATGTCTACATCTACACAAATCACCTCAACTGTATTGCCCTGCTTGGTAATTTCAATTTTCTGTTGAGCAATTTCTTGCTCACATTTCTGCTTATCTAAGGTGTAAATCTCTGACTGAAAAAACTTACATTCCAATGCTATGCAAATGTAAAGCAATGGAATGTATATAGTCATTTCATGTTCCTTAAGGTTTCGTAGGATTCGATGCAGGAGTTGAGTTTTCTGATGGCGGTGTCTCCTTCACTGGCGATGGCGATAAGAGATTCACTAACTTGTCCACTAAGTTCGGCTGATGCTTCTCCGCTGTTATCTCCAGCGGCAGGGGCGGCATCTGAGGCGGCTTGTACGGGGCAGTCGGGGGCTTTGACAGGAATGAACAGCCGTAGCTTGCCAGACACAACATCATTGCGTAACTTAGCTTCTTTAACCTTTGCAACATCATTTGCCTTTCTTAGTGTTTGTCCATACGTATTAGCCACTTTAGCCATTGCTTGCTCAGTGTCCCTAGCCTTGGCATTCAAGGCGGCTATTTCTACTTGCTGGCGGGTATTCTCGTCATGCTGACCTTTGAAGTACCCACCGCCAGCAGCAGACAATACCGCCATCAAGATACCCAACAGTACCCAAGGATTAAATAGGCTCATGGCTTGGGCGGCTCATCATTGTCAATGGCTTCAGCCTTGGCACTTGCATTGGCTATTGCCTTGACTCCAGACCTACCAGCTACACCACCAAGTACACCAGTGATGAAGACCATTATGGTCGAGATCTGCTGTGTGTATACCTTATCAATTGCCGCCATACTGCCGTTCATTGGCTGCATAACGAATGAAACTGAATAGAGAAACATACCCATAGAAGCCAGCAGAATGGTCACCAAGACCACGATAACAAATGCCCATACTCTGACTTCAATCTCGTCAGCAGTTAGGCGGCTGTTAGGTTTATATCCAATGGTTGCCATCATTTCTTCTCCTGTTCGGTTTTAACTAGCATTTCGGGACAAGTACCAGAAGCGGTACAGATAGGGGGTTTGCATTCAGCATTTTGCCAATTTAATGGGTCTTGGCAAGGATAGCGGTAGCGGTCATCACAACCCATCAGCAGTACCAATAGGATAGATAAGCCCCAAATACAGTAAATGTTCATTCCTGCTTCTCCCTTTCAACTTGTTTAATCAGCTTTTGCACTTTTTCCTGCTGTTGTTTAGCTTCATGCTTTGTCTGTAATACGTCTACGTATAACATACCCAATAAAGGTAGGAGCATAACCAAAAGCACACAAGCGGCAATCCAACCCATTACGTTCTCCCAATCTTGCTTACCAGACCTATTACCATCCATAGGTACAGGAGGAACAGGAAAGCTACCAACAGGTATGCTTGTTTTTCTGCTAGGAGTCGCTCCCTTTCCTTTCGTAGCCATGATTCTGCATCTCGCTTTTTCCTTGCCTTTTCTTGCTCTGCCGCAATAATGTCTCTCATGCTGAACACTTCTGAATACAAAGCACCCATCTCAGGAGGGGACTGATAGACCATGCACTCCCTGATCTGAACTACCAACCTCTCCATTTCCTGCTGTGCCAAAACCCTATTTAGGGCTTCTTCCATCAAGTT